AAAACAAGCGGGTTAGCTGTTTAAACAGCCTTGACTCTTCGTTCTTCACATTTTCATTGTTGTCTGCCATTTTATTCTACCCCTTAAATAAGCCCGGAAAATTCTTTATTGCTTCACGGACTTGCTCGATTTCATTGTCATACTTAGTACCCCCATATCCTACCATGCCGGGGATGTTTGTGTTAAGTGTTTTTCTACTTGTTGTCATTGCACCCAAAAAAGCCTTTTTATATTCCACGCTGCGCTGGTTGGAAACTAAAGCTGTGTCTCTGACCCAGCAAGCAATCGCCATCGACATTACTAAGTCATCATTATAACCACGCATTGCTTCTGGCTTGCCGTTGTTCCATACAAATGTTTTCAACTCGTTCAAAAGACGAGAAGAGCGCACAGTAATTAGTTCGTTTCGAATAAACTCTTCCAATTTGGCGACAATAAGAGGTCTGGTTTTCATAGATGTAGTAAAACCGGGCACCACACCACTACGACCTTTAGCAGCATATGCCTCAACATGTTCGTGAGTACTTTTCGTAGAATAATAAATACTGGGATATCCAAAGTCTTCAAGTTTGGTTAAAACTGAGTATCCAACATTATTATTTTCCACAACCAAAAGACAGCCACCGTATTGTTTACCTGCATCAGCCAAGAAGGTTGCGAACATATCAAGCTCAACTTTGCCCTGATATTCTGCGACCTGCTTCATGTTTGTAATATCAATAATGTGGAAAGCTGAATAATCTTTTCCATCTCCTCGTGCTACATCGGCAACCATTAAGTACGAGTTCTCTGGATTGTACTCTTCCCAAATATAAAAGTTCCTATCAAAACCAGCTTTCCATTTGGGGTCAACTACAGACACTTCCAATTTTTCAATGTCTTCACTGTGGATTACCGTCTCGCCCGACATGTTGAAGTTGCATTCTAGCTCCTGAGCAATTTGCCTTCGGGACATGTTTCTGGTTTCTTTTTCGAACCACGCCAAGTCTCGGTCTGGGTGTACATCCCAAGGGAGCTTTGTTGGGTGAAAATCGTTGGTAGCTTCTTCAGCGGCAACATAAGTTTGATGAAACCAGTTACCGACACCATTAGGTGTGGACAGGGCGATGCAGCGACCACCGGTTGATAGAGTGGGATACAGACCAGTCCAAAGCTCTTCCAAGCCCTCGACATGCGCTGCCTCATCAATGACCAATAAAGAAAGAGCCTCTGAACGACCGGCATCCGAACTGGTCGAAGAAGCTTTAATTTGTGAACCATTTGTCAACTCAAATGAGGTTCTATTGTCCACACTAATATCAGCAATCCTAAGCCAATCGGGAAGGTGCTTCATAACAGCCTTTACTTTCTTAACTAGGTTGGCGGCTGTACCAAACTTTGTTGCCATGACAAGCACATTCTTGTCACGATGAAACAACATCATCCAAACAACATAGCCCGCTGTGATGGTTGAAATACCAAGCTGGCGGGCTTTGAGGATTACATTAAATCTGTGGTCGTTAAAGTCTTGAAGCAGGTCGCCCTGAAAATCGTAGGTACGAAAGGGAATCAGACCATGCATGGGGTGAGAGATTTTGGCGTAGTTATTGAGAAAGTATACGGGGTCTTTACCGCACTGGACGATTTCCTTTAATATTTGCTGTTTCGTTAGGTACTGAGACATTCATGCTTCTCTGCTCTTAAAATTATTTCTTTTCTTCGCTGAGCCCTTGGGCTTGTGGCAGCATGTCGTGCATTGCCTCCCAGACTTCATTTCCGATATCGAGCCCCTTCTGAAGACGCTCAAGTGCTGCTTGGTTTTCGATGTAGCCCATCGCACCCTCAATTGTACCAAGGGCAACCTCTAGTCTGTGAATAAGTCGTGAGGCAGGGTCGCCTTCCTGAAGTTTGGTAAGCTCCTCTTGGATAATCTGCTTTAATTTTCCTTGTGTGATTTTCATTTTTTAATCTTCCTTTGTAGCTGGTCGCTTATCATTCTTTGCTTTGCCTGACGGTCCAAGTTCCAACCAACTGCGGATGGACTTATCAAGACGGTCTTCATCGCTTCCTTGCAGAGCGCCTTCAACAGCCTCGCCCAAGCCACCAAGTGTATACACACAAGTTGCCTGAACCCAATTTCGGTGACCGCCAACAGATTGGACAATCGCTTCAATGTCGCCCTGCTTCTCAAGCTTCAAAGCCGAGCCGGTAACCTTCTTATATTCTTTCTTGAGGTAAGATGCAATGTCCGCAATCATTTGGCTGAGGTCTGTTTCAAAACTATCGCCATGAGCTTCGTTCACAGTCACCTCTCCGTGATACTTGATGTGAAGCTGGTCGCCCACCATCTTAACCTTGAACCCATCCATAACACGACGGTCGGTGATTGCAACATCTTCCTCTCGTTTTAATCCAGTTTTAATGGGCTCGCCGTTCTCATCAAGAGCGCCATCATATGTATTCGCCATTACTTGCGAAATACCATTTACAATATCAATTACTTCAGCCATTTTGACTTTTCTCCTTTTGTTCGGCAACTGCCACCTTCTCTATATAGTCCATAGACTTCTTAAGCTTTTTATCTTTTGTTTTATTTTGGATAACATCCCACTCGTCCATGACCTTATCAAGAAGGTTCAGCAATTTATCGGAATCGGGTGTCTTTTGCTGAGGCTGTTCTCCGTCACCACCAAGCTTATCGTCTACTTGTTGTGTCTGCGATAGAATTTTATTTATAATGTCGTCCGCTGCGGCTTGTATCTTAGGGTCACGTTTTGCTTTCTCGACGGCTTGTCGAAAATCGCCCAACTCTGCATCCGCACCTGCTTCATCGCCCTGCTCTAGCTCCTGCCCCATCTCCTCTGGTGTTGGAACATCAGCGGGCGGCTCCTGACCATATACGGATTTTAGAACATCTGCGTAAGCGTTAAACAGCTTCACATATGCGTTGCCAATCTTTGAGGCACCACCTGTCAGCTTGTCCATAATCCCCTCATCCAAAGAGCCCTTGCTAAAATGCTCACGGAGCATAGCTGAGAACTCTTCTTTTAAAATCCGACGATACAGTTCTTCAGAAATTTTATTTTTGTGGTCGATATCCATTCTTCCAGCGTTCCTCCCTGCCTTGAACATGGTCAACATAGCATGACCAACAGCATTCAAACTTTTTCATATACACATCATCTTTTGAATCAAACGAGTATACTTTGCAAACCGGACAAGTGCGGTTATTCGTTTCCTTCTTAAATAGTTTCTTCGATACAAAAACGCCTTCACTGACCTCGACCTTTTCTGACTTGCTGCGAATGCTGCGCTCTTTCAGAGCAGTGACTTTTAACTGTTCTAGGTGTTCGGCTTCTTGTTCATCTGTCCAATCGGAAGATGGGTGGCGAATAGTTTCTTCACCATACTCTTTCTTTATTGCCTGTTCAACGCCAGCAATTAAATTCCAATCTTTTTTTTCACTCATGGTTGGTTCACCGCATAGGTAATCCCAACAGTTACAGCGGCACCCACAACAAATGAACCCAAGATTGCCACAGGCAAGACCCAATCGGGTCGTTTGGCGATAGCGATTTCTTCAAGATGTTGGATTCTTTCTAGCCGAGAAGTCAACATTGTCTCATACAGTTCCCGCTCTGACTGGCGCAATGATTGTTCTGCATCAAAGCGCAGTTGAACAGACTGCATATCAAAGCCAAGTCTCGCTCTCAACAAAGATAACTCAAGTGCGTGGTCGTACTGCATCTTAGTCATGGCATCTGGAGTGAGAAGCACACCCTCAAAAGGTGCAGCTTGTCCAAGAGCAAGCGGGGTGACTCTAAGGTCCAAGTTTAATGTCAGTGGGGCTGGCGGGGCTGGTGGTGTATCTTCGGCAAATGTCGGAGTTGTCGAAAATAAAATACCAACTGCTGTTATCATTGCGAATAATTTATTCATCTCACACCTTTGTTAGTCCATATTTTTTAGCGAGGTCATCTGCGATTTCATCAAGAGGCTTGTCACGATTTTCGATAACCTGCTTTTCGAATTCCTCTTTGTTTGCCTCACGAACCATTTCCACCACTTCACGCTTTTCTTCTTCAAGCTCAGACAGGTCATCGTCCAACTTTTTAAGAATAGACTCGGTTTCCTCTCTCGCTTTTTTTAGAGCCTCACGCTCTTCCTTCTCGCCCTTGTTTTTTAAATCCAAGACCTCTTTTGTTCTTGAAGCTCCTCCCATAGAAGCAATAGCTCCAATGACGCCAATAACAAAAGCTAGCGTAAAAGCCCACTGGTCTTTGCAAAACTTCCAAGCTTTTTTAAGCCAAATCATTGCTACCCCCGTGGACCGTGTTTCCAAGCCGTTGCCATATCAACCAATGCTTGGGTTCCAATATAGGCAAGCGTAACTGCAACCCAATCGCTGCTGCTTACGAACCCATATCCGCAGAGCCCGGTTGCTGT